GAAAATATGACTAAATACATAGGAGAAAATGGAGAACAAACTTCTTTTGAAGCAGTAATCCAGCAAAGTGAAAATACAGTACAACAATCAGTTGAAATTTTTGCAACGAATACTTGCGTAAGTGCTGGACCAATTACGATTGGAGCAAGTGCAACAGTCACAGTTAGTGGCATATGGGTGATAGTATGAGTACACTCTCAGTAGATACAATACAGGGTAAAACTGCTGCTGGAACTGTATCAATGCCAGCTGGTGCAACTTTGCAAGTTGTACAAACTGCATTAACTTCAGCTGTTACTGTTAGTTCTCCTACATCTTTTACGGATATATCTGGATTAAGTGTTGCTATTACTCCTAAGTTTTCTAATAGTAAAGTTTTAATAAATGTCTTTTTAGTAGGTGAAGCCCATACAGCCGACTTTCATGCAGTATTTAGGCTTTTAAGAGGTAGCACGGCAATAGGAATTGGTGATGCAAATGGTACTGCACCTCGAGCTTCTTTTATGATTGATAGTTATGGTCAAGGTTCTTTGTCTGGTCATAGTGCTAGTTTTCATTTTCTCGATAGTCCAAGTTCAACGAGTTCTACAACGTACAAAATTCAAGTACAGGCTCATAGTGGTACAGGTGATGTGTATATTGGAAGAAATAGGTATGACAATAATGGCGATAATGGACCTGGAAGATTTCCTTCAATAATTACAGCAACAGAAATAGCTGGATAAGGAGTAAGACATGGTTTCAAAAATTGAAGTCGATACAGTAGTCAATCAAAGTGGCGACCAAGATAGTGGATTAGATTTATCTACTAATGATGCTGTTAAAACAAACATAGCTGGAAGTGAGAAGTTAAAGACAGATGCCAACTCACACCTCACAACTACTACTGCTGGCACAAGTAACTTTGTCTTAGGTGTTAATGCTGGTAACTCGATTGCAAGTGGTGGTAATTATAACGTGGCACTAGGAGATGAAGCAGGTACAGCTATTAATACAGGAGACAATAATACTGTAGTAGGATATCAAGCAGGAGATGCAATAACTACTGGGGGTGGTAATGTAGCAATAGGGTCAGGAGCATTATCTGCAGGTGACACAGATAGCAACTCTGTTGCTGTAGGATATAATGCTTTAGCTTTATTAAATGTAGGTGGTAACAGTAATGTTGCTGTGGGATACAATGCTTTAACTAATAATGTTTCTGGTGGTAATAATACGGCTATTGGCACAAATGCTCTTACAGCACAAAATACTTCTGGTGGTGCTTCAGATACACACAATACGGCTGTAGGCAATTCAGCAGGAAGTGCTGTAACATCAGGCACAAATAACGTGTTTATAGGAAGTTTGGCAGGAGCTAAGTCTACTACATCTTCTCATAATGTAGCCATAGGATATGGAACATTTGGAGGAGTTGATGGTTCAGCAGCAAATACAGGTCAACAGAATGTTTGTATTGGAAGGTTTGCAGGAAGAAACTTAGAAGGTGATGCTGATAATGCTGTATTAGTAGGAGATGGTGCAGGAGAAAATATGACAACTGGAGATGGTAATATCTGCATAGGACATGATGCAGGAATTACAGGAAGTCCCGGTGGAAATATAACAACTGGTGGTGGTGAAATAGCACTAGGAGACAACTCTATTGCTTCTTTTTCTTGTAAAGTATCTCTTACTGCAACGTCTGATGAAAGAGATAAAACAGACTTTAAAGATTTAGATTTAGGATTAGACTTTGTAAAAGCCTTAAAACCTGTGACTTATGTTTGGGATAGCAGATTAAATTATGTAGACAAAACTAAAGACGATTGGAAATCGACTGTTGATTTAGACAAAGTAGTAAGTGATGGCTCTAAAAAAGATGATGACTTACAGGTTGGATTTAAAGCACAAGATGTTATAGCTTTAGAAGATTCAGCAGGTTACAAGCTTTCAGATAAAACTAACCTTACTGCTACTTTAACAAGTGATGGTAAACAGTATGGATTAAGATATGAAAGATTTGTACCCATGCTAGTTAAAGCAGTGCAAGAACTATCATCAAAGAATGATGCACTAGAAGCTCGTATCAAGAAGTTGGAGGACGGATAATGACATCAACATTAAAAGTAAGAAACATAGAGATGGGCGAGGGTGCTGCATCAGACAGTAAGATATTGTTTGATGGCAATGCTCAAGACTTTCACATAGGACTAGACGATAGTTCTGATAGCTTAACCATAGGTCTTGGCTCTACGTTAGGTACTACATCACACATGGTTATTGATGCTAATGGTCACATAACTAAGCCATTGCAATCTGCATTTAATGTAAATGTAAACTCTACCCAAACAATGAGTGCTGGAAGCCATATAACTTTAAATATGGACACAGAAAGATTTGACCAAAATGCTGACTTTAATACAAGCACATATAAGTTTGTTGCTCCTGTAACTGGTAGATATATGTTATCAACATTTGTAAGAATAGACCATATTGATGTAAGTAGTGACTACATTGATATGAGGATTAGAACAAGCAATCATACATATCAAAATGTTTATAACTCAGACCTAGAGAACACGGCAGATGGTACTTTTAAAACACTTACACTTGCTGTTCTTGCAGATATGGATGCGAATGATGAAGCCTATGTTACTGTATTTGTAGAGGGTCACGTTGCTTCAAGTACTGGTACGACATCAATAAATACAGGTGGTTCAACAGGATTTTTTGGATACTTAGCTTGTTAAAAAGGAGTAAATAGATGGCTAAATTAACACTAACAATAGAAGTAGATGATACTCAACAGACTATTCTAAAGAATGATTTGTTGGACATTAATGAATGGGTACAGGGAGCAATGACAGGCAAGATAAACAATGCTTGGAAAAGGATGCAATCTGAGTGGACAATCAAGTTAATGAACGACAGTTCTTTTACTGACTCAATCCCAAGCAACCAAGCTGACTTTGTAAAGTTGGTGGTAGCAAGGAGTGACTACAAGACCAGAGTTCAAAGAGATGCAGCTAATAAGCTATGACCAAAGCATTAGAAACAAGAGTGGTTAAACTAGAAACTGAGAATCACATTCAGTATAAGGAGATTTTCTTTCGCTTAAAGAGAATTGAACTTGTTGGTCTTGGTGGAATTTCTGCTGTGATAGGTTTGCTTATTAATGTTTTACTAAAAGTTTACTAATGATTTGTTCGGTTAAATGTTCGACCCTATTTCCATAACTGCTACGATTGCTGCTGCGAACACAGCCTTCAATGGAATAAAAAGAGCTTTTCAAATCGGAAAAGATATCCAGAGTATGACTGGTGACTTGTCTAAATGGATGACTGCTGCCTCTGATATTGAGAACGCAGCCAAACAAGCTAAGAATCCTACTCTCCTACAGAAGCTAGTTAAACGAGGAAGCATTGAACAAGAAGCTTTGGAGGCTTTCTCTGCAAAGAAACAACTGGAAGAACAGAGATACGAACTCCAGCAGTTTATTAAGTTTACTCATGGTACACACGCATGGACTGAGCTACTCAAGATGGAAGGTGAGATTCGTAAACGTAGACAGAAAGAAGTATACGATAGAAAAATACTTAGAGATAAGATTATAATGTGGGTTGCTGTTACTACTGTTGTTGGGATTGGTCTTGTAATTCTTGCTGGGTTTATATATTCTTTACAGCAATATGATAAAGGGAACTGGGGTTGATGACACCTGATATGCTAGACAGATGGAAAATCCTCCCACGCCTGATGATGCTAGCTATGACTGTTGTTTACATTAGGTGCATTGAGTGGGCATTGAGTCAGCCTGACTTGACAACTCAACAGGCTGGCTTGGTGTCCGTTGTTACTGGTGCTATGACTGGTGCTTTTGCTATCTGGCTAGGGAAGGAAACAAGTAATGATACTTAAAGCACTACAATTAGTAGGTGGTATGGCTAACACTTGGATGGAATCCAAAGCTGAGTCACAGAAAATAAACCTTGAGATAAAAAAGAAACAATTAACTGGTGATATCGACTGGGATTTGGAAGCTATGAAGAACTCAGCCTCCTCCTGGAAGGATGAATATTTGGTTTTGCTTTTTAGTATTCCTCTTATCCTCTGTTTTCTAGGGGAGTGGGGTAGGAATATAGTAGAACAGGGCTTCAGCGCCTTAGAAACTATGCCTGAGTGGTATCAAGTAACTTTAGGCTGTATAGTGGCTGCCAGCTTTGGCATACGTTCAGCGACCAAATTCTTTGGGCTAAGAAAGAATGGTAAGTAGCTGGGATAAACAGGTTGCAAACAGATCTTTACACAGGGATTGGGAAATTAGAAACTTTAGGAGTAAGAACATGGCATTTAAATTATCACAAAGATCCTTTCAGCGATTGGTTGGAGTCCATCCTAAACTTGTTGAGACTGTTAAGAAAGCTATTGAGTATACTGATGTAGACTTTGGAGTTATCTTTGGTGTCAGGGATCTAGCTACTCAAGAGCGCTTGTATAAATCTGGAAAATCACAGACCATGAAGAGTAAACATCTTATTCAAGATGATGGCTATGCACACGCAGTAGATCTAATGGCTTATGATAATGGTGAACCATCTTGGGATATTGTAGACTATGACAACATAGCTGATGCCATGAGAAAGGCAGCCAAAGAAGTTGGTATAGAATTAATTTGGGGTGCGGCATGGCATAAGATGCTTACTGTTTCACCAGATACAGCAGAGAATCTAATGAATGAATATATAGATTTGCGTAGGGGTGAAGGCAGAAGACCCTTCATTGATGGACCTCATTTCCAACTGGCAACTTGAGTTTGAGTTTGAGCCTGATGAGTTCGAGGATATTCCTGACGAGGATTATCTTCTTGCTCTTTGGCTAAGACTACCAGACGATCCGTCTGATGATGTCTCTGATAATCTATTGAAGTGGATTAAGAGAGGGCTGTCAGAGGACAAAAGTTTTAAATAGTCGATACTATCTACGAACTATGTCCTCTCTGAGTCCTTGCGAAATGCTTAAAGGGAATCATTTCTATTCTTTTTTGTAACATTTGATAATATGTTCCTTTTTCTTCAGATGATAATCCTTTTAAATCATCTTCAATGTATGTTTGTATGAGCTGGACAGCTTCACACATGCACCATCCATCCCATATTCCACATGTAACTTTACAATCTTTTCCTTTTGTCTTGGGTAAATTAATTTTTATTTTTTCTAGAATTACGTCATCATAACCTTGTTCAATCCATTCGTCATAATGCTCTTTTGCTCTTTGATAGGTAGTGTAATAATCATCTACACCACCTACCCAAACTATATATTTCCATTCCTTACCTCTTCTATTTAGTTTTCCCATAGCTTTCTCCTTTCAATATATAAGTCTATGATGTCGTCAAAGTTATTAGGCTTTCGAGGTGGTACTGTAGTGTATATGCTGTACGACTTGAAGCATCTGTTCTCGTTGTATATTTTTTCGCTGAGTTCTTGACATTCTCTTGCTGACTCAAGATCTATGGTGAGCATGAGAATGATAGTGTGTGTCATCTTATCTATCATAATATCACCTTGTAATGAAAAAAGCTAGGAGGTCAGACATGAGCAGTCTGGAAAAATAGACCTCCTAGCATATCTTAGGGCTTCTTTGGAGAAAGCTAGTCCCTAAAATGGAATATCATCTGATCCTAAAGTTTTGTCAACAGATGATTGCGTATGATTCGCATTTTGTATCTTGTCTGTTAACTTCAAGGATAAGATGTTGCCTCGTTCTGTTTGCTTTACCCAAGCAGCAACTCTTTTTTCTCCGCTGGATATCTCTGCTACCCCAGTAAACTGAGGAGCATTATCTTTGTCGCTACTGTTGTCCCATAGTCTACCTATCTTGACGTATATATCTCGAATGGTAGTACCATCTGGCATAACATCTTTGATCATAGCTATTCTCTTGTCGTCATGTTCGTCATTAAGACTCCCAGTTCCTACAAGTTCCATTTGATCGCTAGAGTTTTTAAAGATAGCTCCAGTATTTTTGTTATCGTATTCCATGTGTCCTCCTTAGAATGGATTGTGGTCAGTCTTCCCATCATCAGCTGCGTATTTGTTGTCGTGCTTACCAAGAAACACATCAGCATCACAACCTAAATGAGACAGACCTTTGGTTAATGCATCAGTCAATGCCATTTTGCCAGCATCTTCTGCTGGTCGTTTCATGTCCTTATGGTAGAAAGTTCTTGATCCAGCTATCGGACCAAACTTATTCTCTGGTATCTGTGTCCAGATAGAAACTTTAGCTACTATAAGTATCATGTCATTTGATGTAGGATAATCATACTCAACATCATATCCCCACCCTACACCAACTGGTCCGAACTTTTCAGTCATCTTTCTTATCTGATACTGAGGATCAATAGATGTAAATTTTCTAACTCCAAAAGAAACTTTCTTTAGATACTTTAGATCTGATGGTGCTAGTGAGTTCCACAAATCCATGTTCTCTTTTTTCTTCATGGTCTTTGCGTAGTCTGGATCATTTTTTTTCATTTACTTTTTCCTTTACTTTAATGGTTCTTCTCTTCTCTGTAATGTTTACAGTTAATAAATCACAGTCCATTTGATATACATCATCTGGTATGTGGCTCATCAATTTCTTTTTGGCAGCCTCATTCTTTCTAGCTGAGTGTAGTGTCTCAACATAATCATGTGCATCTGACATCCACTCATTGTCTCGGTTCATATTCATCTTTACTTTTCTATCAATAGCTATGCTCGAGATGTCTGGTGTTTCTGCTTCCCTATTGCTAGGTGGTACTTTCTTTACAACATGCTCCCAAAACTGAGTGATCTTTGCCATCATGTTCATGGTATATACTTCGTCATAGGTGATATGTTTCTTCTCCCATTTAGTATTACCAAATATAACTGACAAGAATAAACCATCACACTTAACGTCTTGACCTTCGTATAGTTTCTGATGAAGCCACATGTATAACTGTAGTTGTGGCATGTATCTATCTATGATTTCATTCATGTTAGTAAACGCATTGGTATGCTTGCACTCAAGAAGCCAGCTCTTCCAAGATGGTCCAGTTTTAGGTTGGACTAACATAGCATCTGCTGTTCCTTTGTATGGTACATACCCTTCATGAAATACTAAGGCTTGTTGCTTATGTATCTCTGTGTTTCCCAAAGAGAATCCTGGTTGATGCTGTTCTATAAACCAGTTGATATTAAATTCTTCTGTCCAAATACCAAGTTGTACTGGCAACACTCCTGATAAATCTTCTGGTTGATACTCCCCTATCTTCTCGAGGTAGAGGTCTACCCATTGTCCTTTCATGATTCTGATGGCATCAGTCCCACCAATAAAACCTTGTCTATCCATAGCTTTCTCCTTATTTATATGGTTATAATATGTTCACTACTGCAACTCGTCAACTTTATTCTCAAAGAAATCTAAGTAATGTTTTCTTGATTCGTACTCTGTTTTTACCAACGCATACACATCTGCATAGGGAGGTAAGATTCTAAATGACTTGATCGATTGGTTGTAGATATACCGAATACAATCTGCTGGTAGATCTTCAAAGTTATCTATCATAGCTTCGACTCTCATGTCCATCTCTTGAGATGATGTCTCGTATGGTCTTTGAAATAACCACTTCCACTTGTTGAAATACTGCTCGACCTTATCTCTATTGTGTGGTTGAAGATACCAAGTGCATACCTTTCTTGCTTTGTCTGCATCTTCTGCTGTATCTACAGAACAAATAAATCCTTTTACTTCTACTGTTTTTATTTCATTCAGCTCTTTGACTAGCTGTATGTTAGCTTGTCTTGGTAATTTAAAACTAAGGATAAAGTCCTTTCCTTGTTCATCATTTACTATCTGAATAATCTTGCTCAACTTCGTCATGTAAACACCTCCAATGAAAAAATATTTCGTTTATTGCTGTCCGATAATCCTTTTGATTTTCGAATTGTTTTACTGATAGAGACTCTACAATTTCTTGCAGATGATCTATCTCTTCGTCTTTGAATGGCATTGCTTTCTCCTTTTCTATTTGCTTTCTTCTAATTTACGATTAAGGTCAGACATATTTTCTTCATGCCGTATAAGATACGAGAATACTTCTTCCCATATTTCATCTCTTATTATTACACAGTATCGAGGGCTGCCTTGCTTTCTCTTGCATACAGCAATGTCTCTGCTCTCTAACAAATCAAATACATTGGGGAATCTGCTCTTGTCTCTGTACTTTACTTCGACAATCAATTGCGCACCCGCAATTTCTACAGTCAGATCCCCTCTGTACTCACCACCTAGACTGCCCGATAGTGGTTGCTTCTTTGTCTTGATACCTAATGAGTTAAATAATTTTAGAAACCACCGTTCGTGATAGCTTCCTTTTGCTTTACTTTTGCTAACCATGTGTCCTCCTCATAGCACTTCATACATATTGTTGAACTCTTATATAGAAAGACAACGAAGTTATATGCTATCTCATCACAAGCATCACACTTGACTGGTTGCCTACTGTCTTCAAACAAATTATTTTTTGAGCGTGGCAAGTTGATCAATAGCTTTTTCAATTTTGATAGCAGTATCATAACGTAACTCCGTGCCTTTCAGTTGTCGATAGTATGTGGTCTTAGATAATCCAGCCCACTCGAAAGCCTTACGCAAAGTTATGTTCTGCTGGTCGCATTGGTTTGTTAGTTGTTCCAAATAACTTCTCATAGAGACTAGCTCTATCACGCTTTGCTTGTAAAAGTAAATACCTATTCATTGTTTTATTACCCAAGTCGGTAATATAATATTTTCTTACAGAACCTGGAGCTTTCTTATGAACATATATCACTCGAGATAAGTCATCAACTGGTACTGATATAACCATAGCGTGTGTATGTTCCAAGCTATTAAGTGTGGAGGATATAGTACCTTGAGTTAGATCTTCTAGTTCTTTCTTTATTATTCTACTTGTTATTGTTGGAGGTTTTGGATTTGCTTTATCTGAATAAAGCTTTATAGTAGCTAGTATTCTGACCTGTGTTGTGGTTAGTACCTTCATAATAAATATTCCTTACAAACTTGGGGAGGCTTTGACACCTCCCCCTTTTTTTATATCTGCATACGCTGTTCATACAACGCATACTCTAAGTCTTCCATGAGTTGGTCGCATGAAATACCATCAGTCTTTATGCCAAAGTCATCACAAAGATTTAACATATCTAAGACTGGCATGGAGCATACTTCATCTGCAACTTTCATCATTACTTCATCATTGATTGGATGTGACATCTATACCTACCTTATCTAGTTCATCAATAATATCTGGTACGTTCTCTTCGTTGCGTACATCATCAACAAAGTCAAACTTCTCCATCACATTCTTCAATGACTTAGCTATCTGCTGAAGATCATATCTTGTTCCCCAGCTAGTGAATCGTTCTTCGTCATTCCCTAGTGATTCATAATATAAAAAGTCTGATCTAATTCTTTCTTCTAATTTACTCATAACATTAACTCCTTTTGCTTTGGCTCTTCGCCTAGTTGTTGTTTTAATTCTGACAGAAACTGCTCATCAGTAATACGATTATCACAATGAGTTGTACCTCCGTAATGTTCAGATCTTCTTGATATCATATATGAACGATACCCAGTTCCTGTCAGTCTACTGGCTACTCGATTACCATTTACATCAGTTACATTAAGCTCGAAGTGGTCTACTACATAAGGCATACCACTCTCTGCATACCCTAAGTAATCTCTCCGAACTCTTACATTGTGTGTTAAATTACTCCACACAAATGTTCCTACGTCTTCGTACTCTGGCTTATTCGACATCAACAATATCCTGATACTTCTCTCTGTGTTCTGGAAAGAATAGCTTTGGTATCTTGACCTCGATAGCACCAGCAAGTCTAGCGTGATCCATCTTCTTGATCATGTCTTCATACTTTGTTCTTAGCATATACTGACATGCTTGAGGATTGGTGCTGTGTTGTACTGTTACAATATCATGACCCATTCTTTTGAGATCTGATACTCTTGCTTGCAATCGGCTGCAGCCAATGTGTTTCAGAGAATCAAAAAGATCTATTGACTCATGGTCTTGAAGATACTGTAGAACTTTTCCGTTCTGTGTATCTATATCAGGCATGATAATTAAATATGAATCGTCTTGGTTTTCTATATCTTTCATTGCTCTTCTCCTTTTAAATCTGCATGTAAAACATTACCGGTCTGAGACAGTACCATTTCAAGATCTTTAACTGGTGTTCTGTTCCCACTCTCTATTGCTATGTCTAATACTCTACATAACTCTGGAGCATAGACTCTCTCTATTGTTCTGCTGACATTACCTCTCTTGTCATAGAACTTTATGGTGTAGTCATCACCCCATGTTAGATCAACATCAACTCTGCCTTGATGAACAAACCCATTGGTCTCCATCTTGATACCAGCTCTACGTTCTTTAGACTCTGGTAAAGCAAAGCAGTTGTGACCTACCATCACACCCCAACAGTTCATAGCATTGGGATCTGCCATATTTATTTGTCGTAAGATTTCTTTTGAATAACTAAATTCTTCATCAGTCATAAGCTTTCTCCTATTAATATTATATTTAAATTAAATAATAAAATCAACTGGTTACATACAAGGTTGAGTGCCTTACACAAGGAGTAATAAGACACTCAGATGTAGGGGATTAATCGTAAACGAAACCCTCTCCCTACTTAGGTGTTTCATCTATATGATTCCACATTAAACCATGCCTCAATGCTTGCATCAAAGATTTAAAGCTAGCCTTTGGATGCATT